AATAAGTGGCGCTGGAGGAGTTGGAACATATTCAACCCTTACTGACGAAATTGGTGCGGCAACAGGTACAGGACAATTAGTTTCTACGCACTATTATTTTGCTGGAGGTGGTGGCGGTGGAACTGGGTTTGGTTCTGCTGCAGCAGGCGGTTCAGGCGGTGGTGGAACAGGTGTAAGTGTTGACAATAATAACGGTGTTTCTGGAACTACTAATACAGGTGGTGGCGGTGGTGGAAGCGGTGCTGGTGGTTCAACTATTGGCGGTAACGGTGGTTCAGGTATTGTAATTGTGAGGTATATAAGATGAGTTTAGAAACAATGACAAAACTTGCTACAAGTACAGTGGAGGTAGGTGGTACTGCTTCTGTAACTTTTTCTAATATTCCGCAGGGATATACTGATTTGGTTGTTAAAGGTAGTTGTAGAGTTACTGTAGCAGGTCCAGTAGATGGAATTAAAATTTCTTTTAACGGCTCAACTGAATTATTTACTAATCGTTCTGTTTTAGGTAATGGCACTGCTACATTTTCAGAATCTACAACATCAGCAAGATGGGTTGGATTAGGTGCTGCTACTGGTGCAACCTCTAGCACTTTTTCTAACTTTGAGGTTTATATTCCTAATTATGCTGGCTCAACATATAAATCTTTTTCTGCCGAGGCAGTATCAGAAAACAATGCAACTGCTGGTTATAATTATATGTTTGCTGGACTTTGGTCCAACCCAACAGCAATTAACCAAATTACTTTAACACCTGATACTGCAAGCGCCATCAACCAACACAGCACCTTCACTCTATACGGAATCAAAAACGCAGCACAAACCGCAGGTAACTCAATAAAAGCAACTGGTGGAAATATAGTATTTGATGGTACTTATGTTTACCATGTGTTTCCGTCATCAGGTACTTTTACTCCTACCCAGCCAATTTTGGCTAATGTTTTGGTGGTAGCAGGTGGAGGTGCAGGTGGAGGACAGAACGCTGGTGGTGGCGGAGCAGGTGGTTTGCTGGAGTTTAATTCACAATCCCTGACTGCACAAAATTACACTTGCACAATTGGCGCAGGTGGTACTTCCGTGTATCAAGGTTCTACTACCAGTGGTGGTAATTCACAATTTGGCTCACTAACTGCATCTGTTGGCGGAGGCGCTGGTGGGTTCTTCTGGGGCGGCGGCGCAGGAGATGGTCAACTTGGTGGTTCAGGTGGTGGCGCTCAAGGCGTTGGTGGAAGTCTCAAAACTGGTGGTGCAGGAACTGCGGGGCAAGGAAACAATGGTGGAAATAACCTAGTCAATAGTTATGCAGGTGCGGGTGGTGGCGGCGCAGGCGCAGCAGGTAGCACTGTAGTTACAAATGAAGTCGGCGCCGCAGGTGGAATTGGTGCAACCTCGGCGTTAATCAACTCTATAGGATTAAACACTGGCGCAGGTCAACTTTCAGGTGGAAACTACTACTTTGCTGGTGGCGGTGGTGGTGGTGGTGACACAACTAACGGCGCTGGCGGACTTGGCGGCGGAGGCGCTGCTGGAGCAACAGTCCCTACTGCTGGTAGAGCAAACACAGGTGGCGGTGGCGGCGGTGCTCGTGGTGCAGCCGCTGGCGGTGCTGGTGGTTCAGGAATAATTGTTGTTAGATACAAAGGGTAAACAAATTTTTAAGTGCTATAATAAGTTATACAAACAAGGAGGTAAGTAATGGCACATTTTGCAGAAATTGACGCAGAGGGCACAGTCCTTCGTGTTTTAGTAGTTGCAGATGCACAAGAAGATCGTGGTCAAGAATTTTTGGCAACTGATCTAGGACTTGGCGGTACATGGAAGAAAACTTCTTACAATACCGTCGGAGGAGTACACTCAAATGGTGGAACTCCATACCGCAAAAATTATGCGGGTATTGGCTTTAAGTATGATGCAGGCAAAGATGCTTTCATCCCACCTAAGCCATACGCTTCATGGACTCTTGACGAAGGCACATGCCTTTGGGAAGCACCAGTAGCATATCCATCAGGCGAGGGTATGTATACATGGAACGAAGACACAACATCATGGGATGAGGTAACGGAATAATGGCTGATACAAAGATTATTGTTAATTGCGCTACAGGAGAGCAAAGCATTGTAGAACTTACAAGTGCAGAACTCGCACAGCGTGATCAAGATGCTGCAGCAGCAGCAGAAGCACAAGCAGAGCGTGAAGCGGCAGCCGAAGCATTGGCGGCACTTAAAGCATCAGCAAGAGCAAAACTAATTGCTGGAACACCTTTGACAGAAGAAGAAGCAGCAGTACTCGTAATCTAATTTTAGGAGCAATAAACCGTGGCACTCAGAAGGTTATCTACCTCAAGTATTCAGACTAATGGTAAGTCGTCTAAACTTTGGGATCAGACGACCTTCCAGAGTGGCATGTTTGCTTTGGCTACTGTAACAGTTCCTTCAGGCGGAGCGTTATCTGTAACTTTTTCTGGTATTCCTGCTGATTATAAGCATTTACAGATTCGTGCAATCTTTAGAGACAATCGCTCTAATTCTGGTAACGGTTCCTACGCTGACTTAACGTTCAATGGGGATACAACAAGCAGCAACTATTCATACCATCAACTTTATGGAAGTGGAAGTGGTTCAGCAGGTGCTGCAGGAAATGCAAATTATGCCTCTATTGAAGTAACTAGACTTGCCGATAATGCTTCAACAGCCAACACTTTTGGCGCAACAACTATTGATATTCTTGATTACGCTTCAACAAGTAAGGCAAAAACTGTTCTAGGTTTTGGTGGATACGATAGTAACGGAACTGGCGCAATCTATTCATGGTCAGGCGCTTGGTTTAAAACACCAGAAGCAATAACATCTTTGACAATAAAAGATGGTGGTGGAACTTTGTTTTTGCAAAACAGTCAGTTTGCCCTCTACGGAATTAAGGCAGGCGCATAGTGCCAATAACAACTACGCCTAGTGGCGGTACTCAAGGAGAGTTTAGTACTTATACCCCTATTTATGCACAGACTTTATCTGCTACAACGGCTTCTATTACTTTTTCTAACATACCCACAACTTTTACTGATTTAGTTTTAGTAGTTAATGCTGCTTCAGAAACTACTCACGCTTTTTTAAATATGCAGTTCAATGGAGACACAGCCTCAAACTATTCTTACACGGAAATGTTGGGAAATGGTACCAGTGCAACTAGTACAAGATACACAGGTGCAGCGCAGATGTTTAATGCTAATGTGGCTATGCAACAAACTACCATTTCGTTTAATGGAATTTATCAAATAATGAATTATTCAAATGCGACTACAAATAAAACTGGTTTGGCTAGACTTAATTGCCAAAACTCCGATTATAATGGAAGTATTGGAATTGTTGGCACATGGCGTAACACTAGCCCGATTACAAGCATTAAAGTATTCCCGTCACGAGGCGGTACTCCTTATAACTTTTCAATTGGCTCAACATTTACCCTTTACGGAATCAAAGCAGCCGCTCCTGCTCCTAAAGCAACTGGTGGAGATGTTATTACTACAGATGGTACTTATTGGTACCACGCATTTAAAAACTCAGGTGTATTTAGTTTGGCTCCTGCTGTATCTTCCTTAACCGCTAATGTTCTTGTGGTTGCTGGAGGCGGCGGTGGAGGAACGACTGCTGGCGGTGGTGGAGGTGCTGGAGGTTTACGTCTTTTAACTTCTCAAACAATGTCTTCTCAAACAACAGTAACTGTTGGTGCTGGCGGTAGTGGCACTGGACTTCAAGGCTCATATTTTGCTGCACCTTCTGGAACTTTAACCTCTTTTGGTTCTATTGCTGTTACTGGAGGTGGTGGCGGTGGTAACGACGCAGGCACAGGTAGAAATGGTGGTTCTGGAGGTGGAGGCGGTGGAAGTTCAATCGGTACTCACCTAGGAGGTTCTGGTAATGCTGGAGGATATTCTCCCGTAGAAGGATATGCTGGTGGTAATAGTACAAGTGCAGCCGCTCAATATGCTGCTCCTGGTGGTGGAGGATCTGGCGGTGCTGGCAACAACAATCCAAACTCTAATACGGGTGGCGCTGGTGGTATTGGAAGCAATACTTATAATTCAGAAGTTTTTACTTCTTGGCTTACAGCCACAAGTACAGGTGTTAGCGGTTACCTTGCAGGTGGTGGTGGCGGAGGAGTTTATGCTTCTGGCACAGGCGGTGCAGGTGGTTCTGGTGGTGGAGGTGCTGGAGGAGGTACTGATTCTTCTTATGGAACAAGCGGAGTTGCAAGTACTGGTTCTGGAGGCGGCGGCGGTCGTCCAGGCGGCGGTAATGGTGGATCAGGTCTAGTTATTGTGAGGTACGCAGTCTAATGCCAAATACACTTATTCCTATTCAGACTTATACACTTAGTTCTAGTGCGTCCAGTGTGACTTTTTCTAATATTCCACAAAATTATACCGATTTGCAGATAGTTGCAAGCGTAAGATCAACTCGAAACGGAAATAATGATTTTGTTCAAATAAAATTTAATAACTCTACAACAAATTATTCTGCAAAATTTTTGTACGGAAGTGTTTCAACATCTAGTTTTACAGATACAAAAATTTATGGGTATACAAGCAGTCTTAATTTTACTGCAAATATATTTGGAAGCATTTCTTATTATGTTCCTAATTACACATCTTCAACCAATAAATCAGTATCTGTAAATAGTGTTTCAGAAAATAATGCAAATACTACAGATTCTTACGCTTTGGTTTTAGTTGCAGGTCAGTGGTCAGACAATTCAGCGATTACATCCGTTACTTTGCAAACTTTAAGTGGTACTGACAACTTTGTAACAAACTCAACATTCACTCTTTACGGAGTTTCCAACGGTGTAAAAGCAACAGGTGGAACACTCACTGTTGCAGGTGGTTATGCTTATCATACATTTACTAGTACGGGATCTTTCTTACCTTCCCAGAAAATTACGGGTGCAGAGGTTATTACTATTGCAGGAGGAGGCGGCGGATCACAAGCAGGTGGTGGTGGCGGCGCTGGTGGATTGTTATTTTCACCATATCAAACTTTTAATGCAGGTAGTTCTTATACAGCAGTCATCGGTGCAGGTTCTAGTGGTACTTCAGGTGGTAGTAATGCTAGCAAAGGTACTAATTCTATGTTTGGACCTTATACCGCACTTGGCGGTGGAGGAGGAAGCCGTGCAAATTCAGGAGATGTAAGCGCAAACATTAGCGGAGGTTCTGGTGGTGGTGCAGGCGGTGGAACTGGTACTTATAACAAATTTGGAGCAGGCACATCTGGTCAAGGCAATAATGGTGGTCAAGGTGAAAATGGTTCAACTTATTACAGCGCAGGTGGTGGCGGTGGCGCAGGTGGAGTTGGTGGCAATGTAAGTGTTGCTATAGGTGGTGCAGGCGGAAACGGAACAGGAACCTATTCTACTTGGGCAAACGCAACTGGAACGGGTGTTAGCGGTCTTTACGCTGGTGGCGGCGGCGGCGGTGGTGGTCAAGGTGGGTTTAACGCACCCGGCGCTTCAAACGGTGGCGGTGGCGCAGGTGGAGGTGGCACTGCTGGTACTGCTAATAATGGTATTGCAGGAACAGCCAACACTGGTGGCGGTGGCGGTGGCGGAGGAGTTGGTAACTCTGTTGATGGTAATGGCGGTAATGGTGGATCAGGTTTAGTTATTGTTCGTTATCCACTATCATAAAATTAAAACAATAAAAAACCCCAAAGGACAAAATCCAATGGGGTCTTTTTTATTAAATTTTACACTTTACATGGATATTTGTTGTACCATTCCTGATACCGTTTCCCGTTTAGGGATGACCATGATGACCAATCTGTTCCGCTTTTTGTCATGTGAAGCGCCACCTGTGCATTTGTAACTGGGTTAAATAACTCAGCGTTTGAACTTAGATCAAACTTCTCTCTGCGATCTGGACCCAATTCACCGATCATGTTTATTTGAAACATTCCGTATGAACTATCTCCAGTTTTTAGATTACCATTAAAGGCAAGTGGTCTTCCATTAGATTCAGCCTTGGCGATTGCACAAGCAGATCGTAAAGCCTTTCCTTTGAAGCCTACAGTCTTTAATAGTTCAATCAAATGACCATCAGTTAAGTTATGAGCATTTTCGTACTTCTCTAACATTTTCTCCTTAGAAACCAAAAAAGCCCCTTTGAGGGCTGATTCCTTTTCCACTGTAGTTTTTATTAGAGTTTTAGTTTCAAGAGCATTAGCGGCGTTGCTAAAAGGTGCAAACAACCCAACTAGTGCTATCAAACCTAACCAAACCCCTGCTTTATTTTCTCTCATTGTATATTACCTCCTAGAGCAAAATAACTACCTTTCGGTAGCATATATTAATTGTAGCACGGATTTGTTCTGAAAAGCAAGTTTTAGCAATATATTTTTATTTTATTATAAATCTTATGCTTGGAAGTGGTATAATAATTGAATGGCTGAAACAACTATTTATGATTTACCCTACCCAACAAACACAGATCCTGTCGATGTTGCTGGGGATATTCAATCATTAGCAGAAGCAATAGATGCAGTATTACCTACAATTGGTCTTCCATTTCATACCCTTGAAATTCGTAATGTTAGCGGGGTATCAATTGCAAAAGGAGATCCAGTATATATCACAGGATATTCAACTAAACCAACAGTAGCAAAATCAGATATTGCAACAATTGGTACATTTCCAGTAGTTGGTTTGGCGCAGTCTGCAATTGGAAATAACTCAGATGGCGTTATTGTTATCTCTGGTGTTTTTACTGATATTAATACCGCTTCATATACAGCAGGAGATGTTTTATATGTAGCATCTGGTGGAGGTCTTACAGCAACTAAGCCAGCATCAAATGTTGTCACTGTTGGAGTTGTTGCAAAATCTAATTCAACAAGTGGTGTTATTATTGTTTCATCTCCACGATCAAGGGCAGCAACTTGGGGAGCACTTAAGGAAGGCTTACTATAATGGCTACATACAGAGGGCAAGGATCAGATCTC